CCCCGTCTTCTACTGCTTTGACCCCAGTCAGCACACAGATTAAGACATCGTCCCTTCAATTGAACCAGATTCCCGACAGGTTGATTATTCAAGTCCGCAACCCGCTGTCCTCTACGGCGTGGGGTCAGCCAGATGCCTTCCTTGCGATTCAGGGCGTTAGTATCAACTTCAATAACCAGTCTGGTATTCTTGCCTCGGCTACCCAGCAAGACCTGTATCGCTACTCTGTGGAGAACGGTTCTAACCAGTCGTGGTTGGAGTTCAGTGGTTTCGCTACTGTCCCCGACAACGTCACGGGTATGGGTAAGAAGATTCCGACCGCTGGTTCTCTGTTGATCTTGGAGTTCGGCAAGGACATCCAACTGACAGAGGATTACTACTCGGCTGGTTCTCTCGGCAACTTTAACTTACAGATCAACTTGACGGTTGCGAACCAGTTCTCTTACGCCATTACCCCAGAGATTGTTCTCATCACGATGAACTCTGGTCTGTTCGTGAATGAGCGTGGAACTTCCTCTACTTACACTGGTATCCTCACCAAGCAGGATGTGTTGGAGGCTTCGGCTCAACAGGCGATGTTCCAGTCCAGCGTCAAGCGTATGGTCGGTGGTGGCTTCTTGGACTCTCTCAAATCCGTTGCGGGTCACGTCCTTCCTCATCTGTTGAAGCACGGCAAGGAGCATCTCGCCAAGATGGATCACCCAGTCGCAAAGGGTGTCGCTTCCGCTCTTGGTGCGATGGGCTACGGTAGTTCGGGCGGTGGCTCATCTGGCGGTGGTTCGTCTGGCGGTGGCTCGTCTGGCGGTGGCTCGTCTGGCGGTCGTATGCGTCTTGCCGATCGTCTGATGAAGTAAAACGATTCCGACTAATGAATAAATAATTTTCGCATAATTTTTTTATTGTTGCCTAATAATAAAAAGAAGATGTCTCAATTGGAAGTCTCAAAGAACGCTCTGCCCCAGTTCTCTTACACATTCGGTGCTATGGTTGCGGGTGTTACCCCTAACATCGTTGCGGTTATTCCCCAGTTCTACCCCGCCTGTTCTAAAATTGTCGGTTGTGTCCGAACCACCGCAGGTGGAACAGTCGGTCAGCCCTATGCCGACCTCCCCCCCGTTGTTGCTGGTTCATTCCCGAAGCCTCAACTCCAATCCTCATCGGCTACTGATACCTCCATCTATACGATGTATTGGGTCAATCAAACCGCCCAGTCTCAAATCGCATCCCTCCTCCCTTGCTAAATGAATCTCCGACACAATTAATATTTCGTTTTTTTTATTGTTGCCTAATAATAAAAAGAAGATGTCACTATACGAGGTCGCATCCGAATCGCAAATCTATTCCTACACAATGTCGGCTATGATCGCTGGTACGATAGTGAATGCCGTAGCAATGCCTAACTTTGCTGGAAAGAACTCTCACATTCTCGGTTGTGTCCGAGTGACCGTAGGTGGAACAATCGGTAATCCATACGCTCGTCAAGCAACAGGTCTATCTACTTTTCCTGTTATCCAGATTGTATCAGATAATATCGCAGATACTTCTGTTTATCGCATCTATTGGACGAATGAAACATCAGAGTCTCAAATCGCTTCCGTCCTTTCTTGTTAATCCCGCCATATTCCAAAAACCAATAAAAATATTATTCGCAATATTTTTATTTGTTGCTATATTATAAAAAGAAGAGATGCCTTACGACAATCCATACAACAGACGAATCGCCAACGAGATTCATAACATTAATGATCGCTATGCGATGCTGTATGCTTATAGCCCAGTAGATGGGCGTGATTCAGGCTATGCCGAGGGCGGTTCCAATGCGGGTGTCCTGTTTCAAATGGGAAACGCCTCCAAACGAGATGGAGAAGATAATATGTATAATGATGAACTACATCTGCCTCCGCAGTATTTCTACGGCAACAGTGCCGAATCAATGATGGGCGGAAATGGCTTCGCAGAAGGAACATACCGTGATACGGGCATCGGTCAGCAAATGGGTGCTTCTCCCGTCGGTCATTACGAAAAAGGGATGGGAATGAGTGGTGGTAATCTATGGACGGACATCTACCACGGTTTTGAGGATATGGGATCTGACATCGGTAAAGCCACCGACTATGTATTCGGATCAGGTAAGCCAGAACATTTCCGTGTGCTGGGTCGTATGATCGGTCACAAGATGAAAGGAATGGGAATGAGCGGTGGCTCGTGGTGGGATAGTTTAAAGGAGGGTGTGTCCGATGTTGTCGGTTTCCTTCCCGAACTCGCCATTCACGCCGTCGGTGGCGATGCCCCCGCCGTGAAGGAAGTCGGTGGAGCAATCCTCGGTGATCCGAAGGTTGGCGGTGCGATTCTCGGCAATCCTGACCCTTATCCAGTCAAGGGCGATTCCCAGCGTATTGCGGGTCGTGGTCGTGGTCGTCCCAAGGGTTCAAAGAAGGGTGGAGCGAAAGAGATGGTAGGCGAGAAACAAGGCGACCTATTGGCGATGCCTTCGCCTGTTCTTGCTAACGGTGTCCCACCCCAGTCCCAATTGCGAGGCTCTTACGGCGGTGCGAAGCCAGATTCCGAGGCGATGAAGAAAGCCGTGATGAAAGCAGTAGAGAAGAAGATGAAGGGCGGTAAGAACCTATCAGGAATGACGGACAAGCGTGAAGTCGGTGGCGATAACCTAAAAGGAATGACGGATAAACGAGCCGAGATGTCAGGCGGTGATGGTCGCAAGAAACGAGCCGAGATTGTGAAGAAGATTATGAAGGAGAAGGGAATGAAAATGATTGAAGCCAGTAAGTATGTGAAGGAACACAACCTCTACAAGAAATAATCGGCGATAAAATACGGATTGATTTATTTTTTTATATTGACTAATATAAAAGAAGATGTCAAGTGCTGAAACATTACGAGCCAAGCAAAATATGGAAGTTCTTGATGTATGGAAGAACCTATATTCACAAGTGAATGCTCTCACCAAACGGCAGATTTCGGTATTCCCCGATACACTCAAACCCAAGACCCAGCGGGACTTGGAAACAGAGGTCAATGTTGATAAAAGCGTAGAAACCATCAACAGGACACTGGAAGGCAAACTAACCTCCTTGGAAGCCGTGATCCAATTCTTGGAGTTCCAAAATGTCGGTCTTCAAGGTCAGCCCATCAAACAAGCCAATGTCATTCCTTTCCAGAACGCCTTTACCAATGCTGTTAATACTGGCGATGTCATTCCATTGTGGAACAGTATCGTTCGTTTTTACACCAAGCAGGGATTATCCAAGCAATCCCAAGAAATGGTGAAGGTCAAAGTCCAAGAGTTGGAGGCGAATCTGGAAGCCATTCTGTTCGGTTTTCAACAGACCGTGGAAAAGGTGTTTGAAAAACGCTCCTTCTCTACCGCCATCGGTCTGAAAATGCTGGACTTTCTACGAACCCAATCCGTCTATCAACTCATCAAAGATCAGGTGGATAATTCCTCATTTGAACTGATTTCTGTTCCTCTTCTGGATACTGCGTTTAAGAACATCTTTGCGGAACTGACCCAAGAACAACGGGAACTTCTTCAATCCATCGCAGACCGTGGTGAGTTGGGTGAAACGCCTATCCGAAAGATTCCTACCATCGCCACAGGTGATTTTGATGAACGAATCCGTCAAGTCGCCAGTGAGTTGGGCGTGAGTGTTGCTCGTCTTCCTGTGGATCGGCTACGCACTCTGACCCAGAGGGATTTTCAGAAGTGGGTGGATCAAGCCATCCAAGAAGTGAAGGGACGCAAAGTAGTATGGGAAGAGAACGAACGAAAAGCCGTGGAACGACTCGCACAGAAGCAGGATGAATTGGATCAGATTGAGCGTCGGTTAGCCGATATTCCTCGTCTGGAAGGAATCTTGCGAGATCAGATTCGTCAGATTGAGGATGATGAGTTCAAGGTAGATGAGAGTGATCTAATGGAAGTCCCAGAAGCCCCTGTTGCTCCTGCCGACCCTGATGTGGAAGATTATGTAGATAGCGAAGGTCACTGGGCGGAAGGAGGTTATGAAGAAGCCTATGCGAGATACGAGAGAGAGTATGATATCTACAAGAAAGCCTTTGATAAACGCCGTGAAGTGATGGAATGGAATGACTTTGTCCGTGAAATGGCGGAAGAACGAGATAGAGAAGGTCGTGAAGAATTGATAAAGGATAAAGAGCGTGAGTTGGAGGAACTGGAACAATTATTCCAGCAATTACAAGAACAACGAGACAGCGTAGAGGAAGAAGTGAATGAGTTGATTCGTAATACGGATCGTAGTCCCTTCTCGGGTCGCAACGTAAGAAGAACAGGTAATGCTCTTGCCGAACTTGCCCGAATCCGTCAGAAATACCGTCATAAACAGACAATGGGTCGTGGAAAACCCCACAAGGGAGCGGACATTGATACCCGTGGTCTTGCCTCTATGCGTCATCATTACGGAGCAATGGATAAGTCCAGTGACAAGGATGATAGTGAAACAGATTCCGAATCAAGCGACGAAGAGGATGCGTTGGACTTTGATGACCGCCGAAACGATATGTATTACTCTCGTCCGAAAAAGTAAAAACTCGTAAATATCCTAATTTATTATATGCTGTATATAATAAAGATGGACGTTCTGGAACGCAAACCCGCCAGTCAATACAAGGATGACCTTAAACGCATTATCAAACTTTTAACCTATAAGAAACACAAGTTAGAACTAAAAGGCAGTTCAAGTCTTGCGTCCCAACGGTATTTTTCGGATTACGACCTCTTTTGTGTCGTAGAGAAGCCAATGGAAGCCGATTTCGTCAAGTTCTTACAAGATACATTACAAAAAATCAAAGAATCCGATGATATGTGGATGGTTGAACTCAAACTCCAAACAAAGGGACGGATTCCGAAGAAGGTCAGGATTTACCCAAATCAAACGCTAAAAGAGGCTGATGTGGGAAAGGTCTGGGATAAACTGGACTTTATCAAGTTGGATCTCGTAGCAAGAATGGAGAATCGTTTTACAGAGGTGTCGGTCATTTACAGTTTCACCCCAGCCGTTCCTACCAAGGAGGAATATATTAAATCGCTGGAAGACGACATTCGGGAACTCCGTAAGGAGAAGAAATACTACAAGATTCTCAAACGACAGTTCAATATCTATAAAGCCGAGGACGACAAGAAGCAACTTCTCCGCCTCTCCAAGATTTTCAACGGCGAACTCGGTAAGGAGTATCAACTCATTAGCAATCTGGAAGCCATCGCCAAAGTGTTGGAATATCATCAAGATCCGCAACTCTTTAAGAAGGTCACCATCAATCTCAAAGACCTCCACCAAGACTCCTCGGTTGCCGATGCGGAACACATTGAAGAGATGATGAATCGCCGTTCCAAAGAATTAAACGACAAGGCGAAAAAACTCCTTTAACAAGACATCTCTTTCACGTCTTCTATCGTGAGGTTCTGAATCGGAGGAAGGGGAATCATAGAGGAACTGTTGATGTTCTTGTAGGCTGGGTTTTTCGTGGTCTGTATTTCTGGTTCAAGGAACTCATTAAGGGAGGGATCTTCCTCAACGAGGAAGGTAAGGGTGGGAGTGATCTCAACCAGACGATAATTTTTTTCGCCATCTGCGGTTGCTGTGGTAAGTTTCGCAACAATAAACAAGGTAGAATCCTCATAATCAACAACATCATACTTCTGATCTTCACAGAAGTCTTTCGCCCGTTCCAGCGTCCAAGCAGGATGGTCGGATTCGGCTTTCTTCTCAAATAGGACGTAGTCAATCATTTTCTTTATTATTAGCAAATAATAAAAAAAATAACAATTTTACACGTAAGTATCTTAACAGTTATAATAGCCGATTCGTTCAAAATCGGCAACAGGAACAGACGGTAGAATCAATGGGATGTATGGGATGTTCGGAAGGGGTTCTTGTGGCGGAGGGAATGGGATGTATGGGATGTTCGGAAGGGGTTCTTGTGGCGGAGGGTTCGGAATGTCTTGGATCTGTGCGAGGCGTTCTTGTTTGCGTTGGTTGTAGCGTTGTTTCGCTCGGGCATTCAGGGCTTCCTTGTTCTCCTCGTAGTAAGTCTTGTGGTAGTTTCGGATGCGATCGGGTTGATAGGATGGAGGCACTTCGGGCTTATCCTTCTTCTTGTGGGAATTGTAATAGCGACGCTGGGCTTCTCGCAACTGGATACGACGCTTCTCTTCCTTGGTGAGGGTAGTCTCGTTATCAGATTCGGATGACATCTCTTTATCTATAATAAAGATTATCTTTTTAAATTAGTAATCACGCTTTTAATTTAATTATTCAAACCGGAAGCCGTCAATTTTATTATAAATGGAGGGATGGAGGATGTGGAGGATTCTCGGCGGACTTCGTAGCAAAAGTTGATCGGTCTGGGTTGTCTATCTTTTTTTTGTCAATCTGAAAATAATCCTCCATAACCTCCATCCTTCCACTTTCTATACCTTTGATGAGGGTTTCTGATTGATGAATAGTATTATTATGGAGGGATGGAGGATATGGAGGATCTTTTTGACTTTGACAAAAAAAAGTTTAGAGATTCAGACCAACCAACTTTTCCAGTGGAGACTGGCGATAATCCTCCATAACCTCCATTCCACCATTCGTCAAGGGCTTCGCCCTCATCATCAGAAGAACCACGAACACACACACACCTCTTTAAACCCCCCCTTGCGTCTTCGGAGTCTCCACCCCCGTCCCTCTTCCGGCACGATGAGGATTCCGGTGTTGAAAAATGAAATCCAGAAACCAAAAGATATAAAATTGATTNNTCCTGATTGCGTTTTATTAACTTAAAAAGATAATCTTGTATATAATAAAAGAGATGACGACGATCACAACTTACGAAACCCCNAACCTCCTGACTCTGGAACGCCTGATCCAGTCCAAGGCACTCTCCAAGGCAGAGATACACGCTTTGAAGTCCTTCAAGGAGAAGATTGACCCCAAGACGAACTCCGTGAAAGTAGAATACACGACTGACGGCTTCGGTCGCTTCAAGGCAACCGCCAAGGGAGGCAGATACAAAACTTCTACTACGGCTACGGGGATGAAACGAGAACTACGCAACCTGATCTATGGAGAAGCATACGATGACCTTGACATCGTGAATGCCTCGGGACAGGTGATGTGTCAGTTGTTCCAACGCAACGGATTGAAGACCGAGAAGATGACCTATCTGAATGAGAACCGTGAGGCAGTCTTGGCGATGATTATGGACTTCCACGAGCAGAAAGTGGAACGAGCCACCGCCAAGGACATCCTCATTGAGGTCTTCTTCTGTGGTGGAGGACATTCCTCTCAATACTGGGAGTTCAACCCCTTCACCAACAAGAAAGAAGTCATTCACCGCTATGCCCTCCCACCGTTTGTAGAAGAACTGAAAAAAGAATACACCGCCAACCTAACCGCCGTCCTTGGCTTGGAGAAGTATAAGGCGTTGAAGGAAGGTGTCGTGAAGAAAGAGAAAGAACGATGCGAGAAGAGCGACGAGAAGTATGAAGAGCCGTGGATCGGTCAGTATGGTGCGACCCTGTATCAAGACGAAGAACGCAAGGTATTAGAAGTGTTGGTGAAAGCCATCCGCAAGTTGGCGAATGAGCGTGGTGTCAAGAACGATGTGATCGGTGCGTTAATCTATGATGGACTCCATACCGTTAAGGAGTTTGAGATCATCAACTACAAGGAGCAACTGGAAGCCTCTATCTTGGGTGAAACGGGATACAAGTTGAAGTTGGAGATCAAGGATATGATGGTAGATGATGATACCCGAGCCTATTATCTGGGCGATGTGAAGGGCGAAGTGTCCTATGAAGCCCATCGTGCGGAGTTTGAGAAGACCCGCTTCAAGACCAAGATCGGCAAGTTTCCCTTCCACACGATCCGAGGCAATGACATCATCAGTCGTGATAAGACGGCATTCCAAGTCTCCAACGAGGACTGGATGATTGGAGCATCGGACTTCCTGAAAGAATGGTTCGCCGATCCGTCCAAGCGTTCCTATGAAGAGATTGAATACGCCTGTGTGAAAGAAGAGAATCAGAAAGACAACATCTTCTATGCGTTTCCCACGTTACGCTACAAGACGATCGCCTCCGTTTCTACCGAGGAACAACGCCAAGACAACATCAAGTTCTTCCAAGAGTATGTTTCCTTACTGGTGGAGGGCAAACCCATCTTTACCAACGAGCAGAAGGACGAGGAACAGATGGAGAAGGAGAAGTGGGCGAAGTGGATGACCTTTTGGATGGCGGACATCCTGTTGAATCCTGATGACAAGGGCAAACAACCGATCGCTATTATCCTGTGGGCGAAGCAAGGATCGGGAAAAACGACCCTTCGTATGCTAATGGAACGATTCCTTGGAAAGAAGTGCGTCCATCACACCGAAGAACCCACCAAAAACGGCGACATCCTCCACGAGTTCAACTCCACTTTGAAGTATAAGTTATTCTTGGAGTTTGAAGAGATCAATATGCGAACCCATTCTGAATCCGTAGGTGCGATTAAACAACTCATTACCAACCACACACACACCATTACACACAAGGGACAAGACTCGGTGGATGTCAAGGCATCCGAACGAGCCATCTTCACGACCAACATCTCCAACTCTGCCTGTATTGAGAAGGGCGACCGACGCTATGTTGCGTATGCGATGTCTAACGAGAAGGTCGGCGACACGGAATACTGGAACAAGTTCTATACGAAGTTGAACGACGACAACTTTATCAAGGACATCGCCGACTATCTCTGCTCCTTTGCGGATCAGATCAAAACCTATGCCTTCCGTGATGAGCGACCCTTCTCTGCCTACTACAAGACCCTCGTCCAACTCTCAATGCCCTCTGAACTGGACTTCTTGAAGGACAAGTTGTTCTACCACGCCACCTCTATGGAAGGCTACAAGGACGAAGCGTCTAACACTCTTGTTGTCCCGAGTTCCACCCTCTGCGAACTCTACAACGAATGGCGTAAGGCACACGCTCTGGAAGCCAAGGTGTCTTCCAAGAGTTTCACCGCCAAGATGGAAACTCTTGCCGACGAGTATGGCGTGAGCCACAGGAAGATGTCCTCTTCCAATGTTTTCGTGATTGACATCGCAAAGGCAAAGGAGATCCTTAAAAAAGACTTTCACCTCACCGAAGACGATCCGAATGTTATGCGAATCCTGATCCAGCCTGTCGCCAACGGAGCATCCGTCTAAACGAACACACACACCTCTCTCTTTGTATCATCTTTTTTATGATATATGATTATCATAAAAAACAGGAATAAAAATTGATGACAAACAAGCCGAGGACTTAAAGACGACCACAATCCAATGACTACTTTAACCCGCTCTATCGGCAACGAGATCTTCAAGACCATCGTGGAGATGTCCTATGAGATGGCGTATTGGGACAGAGCCGACAAGGAATATGCGAAGTGCCGTGAGATACTGGACGAGTTCTACGATGGAGTCCAGACCAACAAACGCAAGAAACGAGTCTTACGATCTCATCAAGCGACCAAGGGCGAAACTTTCCGATCGCAACCGTTTATGCGTCTGGGAATCCCTCTCTTCTTCTCTATTCATATGGAATACGAACGATACACGGACACACAGAGCAAGATCCGAGAGCGTGGAATCTTCACCATCACTGTCTCCAAGAACGAACGCCAAGATCTCCATCACTATTCACGATTCCGTTATGAGTCCGACGAACAATGGCTCACCGAAAAAGCAGAACTCAAAAACATCTTCATCAACGGCGGACTCGGCTACTCACTGTGGGGTCGCCCCTCTAAAAAACGATTCAACTGGATCCTCCCACTCTCAATTAAACACTAAAACGACTACCTTCTCTTCTATCATCATCTTTGGCTTCTCTTCCTTTATTTTTTTCGGCTTTTTCGGCTCTTTCACCCTCTTCTCACGAACCTTTCTCGGTTTTTTTACTTTTTTCTCCTGATCCATCTATACGGGTCGGAGAAGATATTTACCACAAACTAAACTCACGGGACAAGGCTCGTCACCGTTTGATCGGCAGTTAATCCACGGCGTTTCTCTTCCTCTTCTACGAAATCGTGGAACTGTTTCAAATCCATTCCCTTTAACATTTTGAGCGTCCGTAGGACACACCAACGACCACAGTCATTTACACCATTGGCTTCCTTTTGATACTTGGTTTTGTTATAAACAATCTCGTCGGGTGAATTATCAAACAGCATAGATAGCATCGGTTTCCCCGCACCGAGTTGTTCCCGACGCTCCAACGGAGTCCAAGTCAGTGGGGCATCCACATAACCACCATACGAATCAAAGTATTCCGCTATACCATCCTTGGGGCGACTCACTACCGTCCAATGACCCTTATTTGGTGAATCTTCGTATAAGAGAAAGGAAAAAGATTTAGGGTTCGGAAGCAGATCGTGTAATGTTGGATACTTACTCAACTCGGAATACCGAAGAATTAAGGCATTCGGCAGGTAATCTCTTATATCACCATCCGATAATGGGACAGCCATTTCTTTTACAATCTTTCCAGACATCTTTATTAATATGCGATATTTTATTCTCTCCTCTATAATAAATGACGACGTGGAATATTCCGTTACAGTTAAACAATCTCCAAGCCGAGATTAGTCATCAACAGGCGATCGGCTTAACAAACCCTCTCAATACCAACATCCAAGCGAATGGGTTCTATTCATCGGGAGCATCCGCCCCTCCTGCGGGAACGGCTTCTATTGTGTTAGGTGGAGGACAACAGTTTCTGGTTGAAACCACCGATCTAACCCCACAACTATCCGTGAATAATTCAGGCGTTCAACTTGGATTACAAGGGACAGGTTATACGGTTACCGCTCCCACAGTTACCAATTCAGCAGACTCTTCNCANCAAGTCGCTACGACTGCTTTCGTTCAATCCGCCATCGGTTCGGGTCAATACGACGTGTTGTCCGTTTCTACCACTCTTNCNGGTCTTACNCCNCAAACCGCNACCAAAGGTAATGTTGTAATCGGTGGAACACTNAATCCNGCTTCGGGTGGAACGGGTGTGACGACGGCAACNGGCTACCTGTATGGTAATGGAACAAGTGCGATGACTTCCAGCACGACCATTCCTACTACCGCTCTTTCTGGAACGATCACCAACGCTCAACTGGCGAACTCTACCATTTCAGGCGTAGCCTTGGGTGGAAACCTTGCTAACCTCACGATTGGTTCAGGTCTTACAGGCACTTCTTCTACTTATAACGGTTCAACTGCCGATACGATTAGCATCCCCACTTCGGGTGTAACGGCTGGTTCGTATAACACAGCAAACATTACCGTCAATTCCCAAGGCATCATTACCTCTGCTTCCACGGGAGCGGGTGGTGTGACCTCCTTCTCGGCGGGAACAACGGGTCTAACCCCTAACACCGCCACAGGTGGTGCGATTACTCTTGGTGGAACTCTTGCGGTGGCGAATGGTGGTACGGGAGTCACGACCAGCACAGGAACAGGATCAACTGTTTTATCCGCAAGTCCTGCTCTGACGGGTGTGCCTACCGCACCCACTGCTACAACGGGAACAAACACGACGCAGTTGGCGACCACTGCGTTTGTTAGCAATGCGATTGGTGCGATTCCTGCTAACGTGACCTCCTTCTCGGCGGGAACAACGGGTCTAACTCCTTCTACCGCAACCAATGGAGCAGTTACACTCGGTGGAACTC